TGAGCGTGTTTCTGAGCCATCGTTGATATGTCATGGGCTAGTTTTGACTTGAGGTCTTTGTCTTCAATGAACTTGTCTAGCAGTCCAGTCACTGGTCCAATTAAATTAGTCAACATCGTCACAGCTCCTTATCATCTCAGCGACTTCTAGTGCTCTATAGCCAACCTGGGTGGCATAGCGTGAATCAAGAAGTTCGTTAGCAGCTTTTGTATACTTTTGCTCTTTCAAAAAGCCTAAAGTTTTTCTGAACTGCATTAGTCTGGTGATGCCTAAATTAAACGCCAGGTTAACTAAAGCTTCTTGAGCAGCTTCTGGTAACGAATAAAAAAACGTGATGTTTCTTTCTAGGTCATCCAAGGCATCGTTGATGTCATCTTCTAACATCACCATTGCTGCTCTATTAGAAATACCTTTGTCTTCTAAGTTATGGCCTACACCTATAGTCCAGACATCTGCACTGCATTTGTACATATCCAGGACCAGTCCTTCGTGTTTAATCAGGGTTTCTTTTATTTTTTCGATGTTCATTTATGTTTGCTCTCGTTTTATTAATTAAGTATTGGCACGTTTGCGTCTCAAATATTCTTATACCTAGCCAAATAATTGTGAACAGCGATGCTGTGGGTGGCAGCCATGCTGCTAGTGATAGAACGCCAGTTGATGCTGCAGCAACATCCAGTACGTCTTTTTCTTGTATAGCCATAGGGGGACTTCCTAAGTTGTCTAGGTGGTTAAAAGGTGTATTGTAAAAGGGGTGTTACTTGAGGGGATTTCCTAGATATTCTACTGCTTGCCAGAGGTCTGAAGCCTCAATTTTAAGCTTATTTAAAGTATCTTTTGAGTCAGTCATATCAGCAACAATTAGCTCTGCTTGTTTAACAGTACTCTTCATTGTCTCTATGTCTTTCTCCAAGGTGGTGACCTGGTTTTTTATTGTTAGCAGCCCTGTCTGTTGGTCCTTGATAACCACCAGGTTAGTCCCTAGTTCTGCTAGTTTGCCCTGGAGCTTAGATACGTCATTAGCCTTTAGCTCTTGTTCTATAAGTAGAACTTTTTCTTCCAGGGGAACTATGTCAGGAATAGCTACGGACTCTACTGCCTCTAAACGAGAATATAGGCTGCTTGCTACCCATACCGTAGAGCCGATACTTGTACCGATAGTCATAACTACTGCTATCCATATACCTTTAAAGCTTGTGTTACCAACCTTTAGTTCTGCATCTTCTAAGCTCATATGTCACAGTCCATTTGATTCATGAAGCATTTGTAGCCCTGGGCAACTGGACTGGTTTGGAAGTACTCAGAATTAGCACCTGCTGCAAGTATGTCAGCCTCAGTTACATAAAGGTCTAAACCAAAGTTCTGACCATTAAGATAAACAGCTGTAAGGTTTCTTGTTGTGTTGTAACCCATAGCTACCCACTGCTGATTAGCATCATAAAAGATGGTTGTTTGCTCGGCTGTAGTGTTAGCTGTTTCTATAGATTGCTCAAGAAATGACACAGCTTCTTCATTGGCACTGACACTTAAATAGGCTGAAGCATTATTTGCATGAACCTCAGTATCTGTGACTGCCTGGTTGTATGTGTCAATTTCTTCCTGGTCAATCGTTAGCATTTCGACATTGTTAGTAACAAATGATTGAACATCAGCTTCTTCTTGGGGACTTTCGGCAGCTGCGCTAATCTCTTGTACTTGCAGTGCTGCAGACATATCTACAACAACAGAGGTAAACGACTCTATAGCTTGGTCCATAAGCTCTAGCTCGTCCATTGCTTTACTTTGTAGGACCTCTTGCAGGTCACCATGTGGCATATAACTAGTTATTCCATATAAAGCATCATTGTACGCTTGGAGCTGCTCAGTAGTAATGTGTGCCGACCCTGCCAGGTTCCCTGTTGATAAGGCTTCGCCCTGATGGGCGTACTCTGTGGCAGCACCTACCAGGAGCACCCCCTGGGTAATCTGAGCAGCTATGGCTGCACTGGATTCTACTAGGGCATCATACTGGCTATTTGATAGAGCTGCGGAACTTAGCAATAACAGAGGTATTAGTATCTTCTTCATCGGTTTCTTCTGCTCCAATATTAAGTAAAGTGTCGTACCAATCTTTAGTGTCTTTGTTGTAATCAGGGATGTAAACTTCGGGCTGTCTTTTCATCATTAAGAACGCTCGTTTACCCACAACCAATCGTCCATTAGACAAAAGCGGACAGGGTGTTCCTGAGATAAACATAGCTTTCCAGATATTTAGACTTTGGCACATTAATGCGATAGCAGGGACCTTCATAGAAAGGTCTGAAAGCAGCTTACTGTCACGCCTCCTGGTACACCCTTCATCGATAGTGTAACCACCAGACGAAAACCCTACGCTCAAGGTCTGTAGTGAACCTCCAGTACCCTTTAGACAGGTGTCCATACCAGAGCTCATGTACGAAGGAGATATAGCACTGCCTACTGGCATTTGACTGCTAGACCCTGCTCCGTTGTAGGTGTTTGAAGTTGAACTTGAGGTGTCTGTGGTGGTGTTATTAGAGGATACTGTTGCACCAGGTCCGTGGTAATTATTTAGACTTCCTTCTTGTAAATTTTCTGATTTAGCTATTGAGGTCACGCACATAAATAACAGCCAAACTATGGTTTTGAACACCATGCTATGCTCCATTTTTATTGCGTATGTTAGATGATGCTTTTTATTACATACGTGTCTGGCGATGTTTCATGCCCTAAAAATACGCCACATACATTTTCATCGTCTGCATTATCAGCTTTCAGTATCTTTGCCGCTGCTTCTGCTTCTGCCCAATTACCATAGGATGTTGTCTCAGCAACTTCTTCAACTATACCTTCGCTGTTTTTTACAAATTTACCTATCTTCATCAGATTTTCCTAGTCTTTAGTGTGTGTCTTAATGTGGTCATTTTTAATATGTCACCAGAATTACTTTCTCTGCTTTGCAACATATAATTTACTGCTCCACTGAAATACCCAATCCGAGTTTCTATATTAAAAATAGTGTGTTGATATGTGTATGGTAGTTCATGCTCAAATGTTTCTAAAATAAGATTCGTTCCTGTAGAAGCAAAATGAAATGGGTCAAAGAAAATTTCTACAGGTGAACTAGCATTAACAATATCTGAAGGATAACTATTGTAGTGTAAATATGTTTTGTTGTCCGCATGGCTGTAGTAATACGCCTGAACAGTTCTATCAGCAAAATAACCTGATGAATTCAAATTTAAACCTATTGAGCCACCAACAGAAAGTTTATGTGAAATATCGCCAGAAAAAGAAATAACTCTTTCGTACTGCATAGGTGCTGATTCATAAGTAGCAGTTCCTAGCGAAAATTCTGTGGCTGCACTGGGTACAGTAGCCACTACATAGTGTAGACTGTCGTTCCTGTATACGCCAAAGCTTTCAAGACCAATTTCAAACTTTGCTGTATGCTGTCTTTTTTCATTATAAGAAGGTACGTCAAAACCTGTCCACATGGTGGTAGATGTTGTTGTTAGTGCTTTTTCCAAATAACCATTTTCAGCAGTATTTTCTATTGTAAGTTGTTCGGCTGTAATGTAGTCAGACGAATCAAAAGCCTTAACCTGTGCTAGGTTAGTTACTTCTGAATCCATCAGCGCACCTGCGGCAGTAACATTAGCTGTATCCGTTACGTCTGCACTTGCTTCAATATTATCTAGTTTAGCACCGTCTGTGGATACGTCTCTTCCGTCTACAGTGCCTGTAACAAAAACGTCTCCAATAATACCTAAACCACGACTACCGTTTGCCGCAGTTGCGGATGCCTGTAACAGTGAAATACCATTTTCACTAATATTAAGTCCAGTAGAACTCTGTAGTTCTCCTGCTGCGTTTATGTTACCACTAGACGCAACATTGCCACTAAAACTAGCACCTGTAAGCATAGCTGCACCTGCGGCAGATACATTGGCTGTTGTTACTGGAGCTGCTGGAACACGTAAATCAGGAGTAGAAAACCCTATGCCATCATTAGAAGAAAATATAATTCTCCCTGTAAAAGTATCGTAGACACCTCCAGTAAACCCATCGCCAGGACCACCTCGTAAATCTGATGTGGAGAAACCTATGCCATCATTAGAAGTAAACGTAGCTATACCTGTAGAGGCATCGTAGGAACCACCAGTAAACCCATCGCCAGGGCCACCTCTTAAATCTGATGTGGAGAAACTTAATCCATCATTCGATGTAAAAGCAATTCTGCCTGTAGATGAATTATAAGAACCGCCAGTAAAACCAGTACCATCATCACCTCTTAAATCTGATGTAGAAAACCCTATGCCATCATTTGAGGTAAACGAAGCTATACCTGTTGATGAATCATACGAACCACCAGTAAAACCAGTGCCATTACCACCTCTTAAATCTGTGGTTTCAAACCCTAGGCCATCGTTGGAAGTAAAAGTAGCTTTACCTGTAGATGAATTATAAGAACCGCCAGTAAAACCAGTGCCGTTTGCACCTCTTAAATCTGTGGTGGAGAAACCTAATCCATCATTTGATGTAAAAGCAATTATGCCTGTAGAGACATCATAAGAACCTCCAGTAAAACCAAGACCAGGAGTACCTCTTAAATCTGTGGTTTCAAACCCAAGTCCATCGTCAGAATTAAAACTAACTACTCCTGTTGCTTGGTTGTATAAGCCTTCTGTAAACCCTGTACCGTTAGTACCGTTAGTTCCATTAGTACCATTAGTACCATCAACTCCTGAGTTTCCACAAGGTACTGT